TTGAGTGTGCTACCAGTCCATACTGCTTGAACCTCCATCACCAGTGGAACGTAAGCGCTGTAGTTGGCGGAAAATGAAGCCGCCTCGCCCGCGTTCGCCCAAGTACCAGCCTGGGTCATTAACCCAGCAGAGCTGATAGTTGGGAGGTTGTAGAAATTGTACGCAGTTGGCTGTACGATGATGCCAGCGTTTCCATTGGCATCAGTCGACAAAAGCTCCTCTTGAAACATACCGAACGCCACAGCGCGGGCGGGCATAGACACAGGGGGCAAGGAATTCTTAGTCAAGTCCTCAGGGTGTAGCAGCATGTCCATGAACGCTGATTGGCGTGAGCCTACCGACATCTGGGGCATCTGCTTTACCTTCTGGGGTACCTGCTTTTGCTTCGCTTGAAACCCCTGTGAAGCCTGCAACCCTGGGGGGGATGCAACTTTCGCCGCCTTTGCTGCTTTCTTTGATACCATTTGACCTCCAACTTTTGGCATGACCCCTAGTATAACACAAGCACCAAAAACCAACACGCCCAACAGGTGATTGTAACGTGAGTTCCGCTTCGGCTGCCTGAGTGGCGTCGAGAGCGATTCTCAATTGTGGTCTCCTGTGGGACACTTGCTCGTTGCGGTCCAGGATGCGAGGCAGGGAAAAAACGAACCTTCCTCACCTGGGTTGCTGTCGTCAGCGCTGTCCGCGGCTTGTGCCAATGGACTTGCTGATCCGAGTTGTTCGCTCAGATACGTGTGTAATGGTCCGTGTCGTTCGAAGAAATCAGTCAGTTCAGGTGGATGAGGATTTAAACGGCCGTCACCACTTTCAAACCCTGTGTGAATGTGCAGGATTGCGGCCTTGGTCAGGTAGTTAGCCTGTAGACCTTCCGACACTGTACTGATGAGTTCCTGCGCGTAGCCAGTTGCAATCTCATAAACCTCGCGATTGTAGAAATGCAAACATCGCAACGCACAAGCCCTCTCGAATGCTGTATCCAGGGTTTTAAACCTGAAGTGCATCGAATCTATCGCCTTCTGCGGATCACCAGGAACGTAGACACGAGTATTGGTATGGGCACACAATCCAAATTTACCTCCGAGAAACTCTAGGTTGTACCGATCGTCACCCCTGACGATAACTGCGTCGTGGAGCGTGAACCCCCACTCGTCATACCAGCCAATTAAGGATTCGCACGAAAAGCAGGAGGCCACACTGTCGGACCACGAACACAGATTGTCATCACCGTACAGGGAAAAGAGTACCTCCCGTCCTATGCATGATACAATGCCGTTGTGAACCAAAAACGACACCAGCACTATGAGGTGTGCTAGCGTGTTATCGGTGGTGGTATTCACCCAGC